CACGCATACCGTACATCTCCATTGGCCGCCAATACTTTTCAATAATGGGATAGAGGTATTTCTCCCAGTGTTTTTCCATTTCCTCCCACAGTTTTAACTCTTTTAATCTAATCTCTTGTGCAGGGAACTTATCATAGGATAGACTACCCCATCCACCATGTTGATCGGCAATATCAATAAGATCATCACACATTGTTGGTGTCATGTAATCAACAACCAACACATCCTTATCTAAGATCTCATAGTCGTGTGCGGGAACATAGAAAGTGGTCGATCCATAGAAAGAGTTATACAGTGAAACAAAGTGTTGTTTTGCTTCATCACCACCATTGCCATGGTACATACATCCAAAACATTTTGTTATTGGATTGTACATGGAGTCAACTGAGTTACTACTCGTTGATCCAGCGTTATCATTACAAACTACGGGATCATAACATTGGAAAATGTACCCTTCATAATCCAATTTAATATCAAACTCACCACTCAAGAATCTCTTTTGATAATAGAGTTGATCATCTTCATGATCCTGAATAGTTTCTGCGAAGATCTTCTTAAGTTCGTCTACGCGACCAATGAATAATCCACTGTTCAAATATCTGTATGGAGTTTCACTTTGAGGAAATTGATCCGATAATTGTTCATCGGGCCAACACCATTCTTCCGCAGCAAATAATACTTTACACTGAAACTCTAGGTATCTTCGTTCAATTTCTTCAATCTCACGGGTTGTGAATGTGTCATACCCATCAGCAAACAAAACAATATCACTATCTGGCAATGTGTTGACATAGTTTTTCAACAGATTGACCTTTTGACCTCCACCTGGTCCAGACATGTCTGTTCCTTTCCACTGAACACCGTCACCGATGTTTAGAAATTCAAATCCATAATGATTGGAAGAATGATGTAATTTTCTACACTTTCTATCATCACTACCGACAGTGATAGCGTGAGTTTTAAAGTCTAAGAAATACGAATATCTGTCTAATGGATCTACATCTGTTCCTGTAATCGATCTACTACATGGATTTACAACATTCTCCTTATATGCGATTGGATTTAGATGTCTCAGTCTCAGTGGAAGATACTCATCCACTGGAATTATTTCCTTTCTATTTTGAATAAGAATTTGTGCAGCTGTAGGAGTAAGAGCATATCCAACAGTCCAGTATGGATAATTTGGTCTTACAAAAGTATCATCTATACTTTCATATTCTCCCATCTCATTATATCCAAGATACATTAGATTGTATCCTTCATCAAATTTCTTTTCTACTTCTTGAATAGAAAATCTATCGGTGAGAATGGCATCATCCTCAAAAATAATGATGGGTTCATTTAGTGCGATGCATTTGGCCCACAAATAATAGTGGGAAAGATAACATCCAACTTCACCATGAGTGATGTGTGTATTGTTAATTGGATCTATCCAGTCTTTATAAGTATCAAATCCATTATTCAAAAGCCATTGATGGTCAATTTCTCTGCCATCAATCGCATCGAATGGTTCGTATCTTAAACTACTGTTGTTCTTATTGAAGAGCTCTTTTCTATCAGGTCGTCTTTGAAGACTGATAACGTATGTTTTCATCTTTCTGTTTTTACAAAAAATACTTGTGTTAACCTTCCATCCTGCATATTATCTCCAAAGTACTCTAGAGAACTATGCCATTGATCTGCACGAAATAATACTAATCGATTGTAGACATTACCAACTTCTCCAACAAGTTCCCACTTAGATTTATCTGCACCAGGTAAGTCCTCTCTTGTTCCTGTTAACGTTCCATCAATCTTTGATCGAAAGAATCCCGTCCCACCAATTACGGGTGCATCTGGTGTTAGATATAGAACACCACCCCAGTTATTAAAACTGTCATTATGAATCCAACTTTTATCTCTTGCAGTTGTAAGTTGGAAGGCACCAGTATATCCTTCTGGACCATCCAACCAATGAGTTACCGATCCAGAGTGAGGAAATAGAATCTCTTGTAATAGATCCTTTGTGCTTTGTGTGATATAGTTCCTAGTTCTATGACCAGGATAGTTACCATCCACATTAAAATTTTGTGCAAGAGCAAAATCTCTTACTTCATCTGGATTTATATAGAAGTCATCAATAACAATAGAATTAACTCTCATCTCCAACGGGGTCCTTCAAACCAACAAACAACACTGTTACGCATACCTTTTGTAACTGGATTTACCCAGTGGGGTGTAAAGGATGGAAACCAGATTACAGTTCCTTGACCACAGTAATCAGCAGGAGATTCTTTTTGACATTCCAACATTAACTCACCACCATCATATGTAGTCGGGTCTGTGAGTTGCAAAACCACAGAAATTTTTCGATGCTTATTAGATCTATTCATCCAAAAAACATCATGGTGCTTTTTGTATTCACCTTTATAACTTTCATGATACTCGGTTAGTTGCATAAAACGAAGAGTGTCAATATGGAATCCAAAGTATTCCTCATTGACACGATTTGTCATCTTCCACATTCTATCAAATAAGTCTTGATAGATGTTTTCATACATCCATTTTAATTTACTACGTCGATAAGATCTATCAGGATTTTCACCATCCTCACCCTGATTAGCCTGAACTTCAGGCAAATCAACTCCACGTTCTAGTATACTTTTACACTCATCTGGAGAGAAAGCTCCTCTCCAGATTACCCATTCTGCTTGCATATATTGCGAATTATTTAAAATAAATTATATCACTTATTCTCTAATTCTTCAACTCTCGCTTTGAGTTCCTTAACAGCTTGCCATAAAACTGGAATTAACTGCGAGTATCCAATTCCCATATGACCAGTCTTCTCATTAGTTGTTGTAACCTCTGGGAAGATCTTTTCCATATCTTGGGCAATAAATCCAAGACCCTTCGCACCACTGGCTTTCCAGTTATATCCAACACCGTCAACCTGCATGATCTTCTCAAGAGCATCGGGAATTGGTTCGATGTTTTCCTTCAGTCTTGCGTCAGATGAGTTGGTCAGAGTGTTTGTTGATGGGTTAAAGTAAAGTGAGGTGGAACCTCTGGCTTGTTGCTCCGAACCAAGAGCATTAACAAATACAAGTTCCTGGTTTGCATTTGTGTTGTTGTCAGTTGCGTTAATTGTGGTTGCCCCCGCATAACCCAGATCGGCCAGCGAGGGCTTGTTTCCTTCGTGATAAATCGCGTAGGAATTAGCGCCCATTGACCAGCCGCCAACAGACAGCTTGTTAGTGCCGCCATCAAGTCCGAAATAGCAGGCATAATCACCACCGACATGGAAGGCCATGAAGGCGTCGGTGCCCGACCCACTGTTGTAGATCTCGATGCAGCCTTGGCTGGCAGTGCCAGTTGCGATCGAGTCCCAGCTTTGGGTGTGGTTGGCTTGGAACGCAATCCTCTGGGTGGCTGTGTTGCTTGCATCCGAGCGGAGGAACTGAGTGCTATTAAGTCCGTCAAGTAAGTCAGCATCTAATCCAGAACCTGATCCGTCGTTGCCCGAATCCCACATTGTGTAGGATCCATCTCTGAATATATTCCCGCTATTTGGGATCTTTAATCTCCAACCTCCTGCTTGGCTCAGGAATCCTTGCACCGCTGAAGAATCTGCATAAAACCAACCTACAGTAGTTCCATTACTAAGCTGAAGTCTTATTGAGGATGAAGTAGTGATTCTCGATCTAGAGAACCATCCATACGTTGTGTCTTCATAGAAATACGCACCGTTAGCGTTATAGAGTCCAGTTCCGCCGCCAATCTGAATCCAGTTTCCGTGAGTAAGATAGCCATTGCCATCTGTCCTTAATACAACATTCGCTCCAGAGGTGCTCAGGTTATATCCATCGAGCAAGTCGGCGTCTAGACCCGAACCTGATCCGTCGTTACCTGCGTGCCAGGCAGTATTGCCTGAAATAGTAACAGTTCCACCACTTGGAGCATTAAATGTTGCCCCAGAACTGCCTACTTGTAAAGTTCCATCAGTTCTGAGAAGTCCTGCGCTTTGGTAGATTGACTTGTTATTATAGGATCTAATCCAGGTGGAGTCGATCATATACCAACCACCACCGTAGGTTGCGTTAAACCAACCTGTATCACCACTAGATCTAAACCAGTTTGAACAACCAACAGAATTATCAACGCCAGAATCGTATCCGCAACTTACTCTGGTTCCTGATAGTCTTGTGAAAGTATCATCAGCATCAGACCTCAAGAAACTCGCAGAGCTAATACCATCAAGCAAGTCAGCATCTAATCCACTTCCAGCACCATCGTTGCCTGCGTGCCATACTGTGTTTCCTCTTGCGTATACAGTGCCGGTGGAATAATGGTTTAAGTATAAATTGCCATTAGAACCAGAATCTAAATGTAAATTCGCATTGGAATTTCTGATTCTTGAGATACCGGTGGAATTTGAACCTCCATCCCAACCGCCAATGTAGAGATAATTTCCTGTATATGAAGAGTTCTGGAACGAAAGTCCGTATGTGTTGTTCGGCCCATAGGAAAGTGTGCCACTCCAGGAATCATTGGCATCAGACCTTAAGAAACTTGCACTATCAATACCGTCAAGGGTATCAGCATCTAGACCAGACCCTGATCCGTCGTTTTGCGAGTGCCAGACTTTGCTGACTGTAACTGATACCGAATTCTCTGTACCTGAATCAATAGTAATGGTCCACGGGTCGTATGTGTCATTCAATGAGGTGTAGTACCCCATCGTCATGTCGCATACCTTTACGCCCGTGTAGTTTCCGTTTGCGATACTAATGTAGGCAAGTCCACTAGAATTTCTGCCGACAATAATATCTGGTGATCCGTTGCCTTTGTAGATGCAAGTTGGTAAATACCATTGGTTATTGGTGGAATACATATATCCACCAACGACATACTCATGAATCGTATATGACGAATACAGGAGAATCTTCACCTGGAACATATGTCCAGAGTTCGTGGCGAACGGCGCAGTGCATCTAACCCTGCCTGAGGCGCCGGCAGTGCTTCCGTAAGTTGCTAATGTTGCGCCGAAATTGGTATAGTGCCTGCCGTCAAGTAAGTCGGCATCTAGACCGGAACCAGAGCCGTCATTAGCGGAAGTCCAGAATGTACCCGAATATCCGTTAATGCTTTCAGCAACTTTTGCTCGGTCAACTCTGACACCATAGGTATTGCTTCCATTCCAACCCATGAGAGTTGGATAAGTAGAAGACCAGGCAACACTAGGATTTGTGTTATTTACCGAAGTTCCTGATGGAGATGTGCCATCGGAAGCGTCAAAGATTGTGTGATTATTTCCATATTCTTTCCACATCAACTGTCCGGCTACAGCACCATCAGTTACACCTTTGTAATTCGTCCTACCGGTGCTGAACGTGGTTGCGGTTGCAGCGTTACCAGTAATACTAATTCCCCAAGTTCCACTAGCATCACCACCAGTTCTTGTTGGAACATTCAAATAGGCGCGAATGGCACTAGTACTATTACAAACTCTTAGGTAGTTATCACTGCTACTATTAGTACGGAATACCATTCCTCCATTAATTGTAGATTGATCCGCGAATGTCTGACGAATCAATCTTGCATAAATATCGCCAGATCCATCTCTTCCCGCAACAGTATTTGCAGTTGCAGCATTATCCACCAAGTTTTCACCATCAAGTAAGTCGGCATCAAGACCTGATCCAGCACCATCGTTGCCAGCGTGCCAAGTTGTATTGCCACTGACGGTTGCTGCTACCTGATACCAAGACTGCTCGGCACCATTTTCACAAGTACGAATCCATAAATTACCTGGAGCGCCACCTTGACTAGATCTTGGTATTGCCATCTCCATCCAATAATCACCAGCATCACTGCCTAGACCATATGCACTTCCTAAACTAAATCTTCCTCTATACCATTGTGATGATGATGTATTTGGAGCATTTGTTGTACCATTCAGATATGTCCATCCCCAATATGCTGGAGGTGTATTAAAGTCACTATATGCTGTGTGACCTGCCCACTGTCCAAAATTACCAACAGGTGATCTCCCCAATTCGGTATAACTTAATCTAGCATCATTAAGAGTTCCTGCATTAATATTGCTGGCATTTTGATAATAAGAACCCTGTTGTCCATCAAGTAAGTCAGCATCTAATCCAGAACCTGATCCGTCGTTACCAGCGTGCCAAACAGTGTTGTTACTTATTTCAATGCCTGTCCTGAACTCTGTTGGAGTTCCACTGGAGTACCCAAATGTGACTGGAGAGAAGGAGTCCGTGTTGTTCCATAATTGCAAGTAACCGGCGCCATCAGTATTGCTGCCCCCGTTTGAGATAATCCACCATTGCTTACCTCCCGTTGCAGTGCAGTTGATCGCTAGCTTCGGTCCGCCTGTGCTCGATCCAGTGATAATCGGACCAAATCCAGACCCGCTCCCAGAAAAAGTAATAGTTCCGGTAGCAGTATCGTTAGCGTCAGACCTCAGGAAACTTGAACCCTGAACACCATCAAGAGTATCAGCATCAAGACCTGATCCAGCACCATCGTTACCTGCGTTCCATACCGTGTTTCCTGCAATAAGTACATTACTTGCTCCACTTCCTGTGACCGAAATTCCGCCAGCGCCTGCTCCACCCCCAAAAATTCTTGTAGTTCCACTATTTCCATTGGCATATCCAATGTACATGCCATCTGCAGTAGCACCAGAAGTATTTTCATTTCTAATTACACGCATTGAAGCGTAATTATCATTTGTTGCTAAATTGATTGCGGTGTCTCCTGCACTCATGGTGCCAGTCAATGTGCCACTGAAGGAGTCTGCAGTATCAGACCTTAAGAACTGGGTGCTATCAAGACCATCGAGAGTAGATGCATCTGTTGTTGTTAATCCTCCAGCACCCTTCTGACCCTTATCACCAGTGGCACCCTTTTGACCCTTATCACCAGTGGCACCCTTTTGACCCTTATCACCAGTGGCACCCTTTTGACCCTTATCACCAGTGTCACCCTTCTGACCCTTATCACCATTTGTGCCATTTGTGCCATTTGTGCCTGCAGCACCCTTTTGACCCTTATCACCAGTGTCACCCTTCTGACCCTTATCACCAGTGGCACCCTTTTGACCCTTATCACCAGTATCACCCTTCTGACCTTTATCACCATTTATGCCATTTGTGCCATTTGTGCCAGCAGGACCTTGAGCACCCTTCTGACCCTTATCACCAGTGTCACCCTTTTGACCCTTATCACCAGTGGCACCCTTTTGACCCTTATCACCAGTGTCACCCTTCTGACCCTTATCACCATTTGTGCCATTTGTGCCTGCAGCACCCTTTTGACCCTTATCACCAGTGTCACCCTTCTGACCCTTATCACCAGTGGCACCCTTTTGACCCTTATCACCAACATCACCAGTTCTGGCAAAAGTTACAATTACATCTTCGCCATTTGAGAATGATGTTGCACCAGACAATCTAGTAACAGGAATTTTAAAGTATCCAGTAGCTTCTGTACTGGCTCCATCAATAGTAAAGATTGTGAAGTCGTCGGCATTTAATCTATTTGATACTCTTACATGTCCCTTAATTGTTGATGTCGAATCATCAATCGTTCTCAAGAAGTCCTGAATGTCAGTACCATTATCATCCTGGTCGTCGATATACATTTGGGTCGCAGAACCCAAAGCACCATTATTAAACTTTATACCACCCTGTCCAGGATCACTATCAGTAGTAAG